GCCAAAGTTTCAAACCAATCTGCAACTTCATCGAAACCTTCTTCACGAGCAATCTTCGCCATGCCTGGATACATGTCTGAATACTCATGGGTTTCGCCACTAATTGCTGCTTCAAGCATTTCTTTTGCAGTCTTTGCTGGCATACCAGTTCCTGGTTCACCTGCACCACCTTCGATTAGATATTCCATATGTCCATGTGCGTGACCAGTTTCACCTTCAGCAGTAGAACGGAATAGTGCTGCAAGATCATTCTCACCTGCGATATCGCATTGATTTGCGAAATACAGATAACGACGATTTGCCATTGATTCACCTGCAAAAGCCTCTTTTAAGCACTCAGCAGTTTTTGATCCTTTTAAACTCATAATTTCTCCTTAGTTAATGTCCATGATCCGTCTTGATTGTCAATCCACTTCAACGTATCACCTATTTCCCAACCCGTTTCTTTTATTAAATCATCTGGTAGTTCGACAACATAATCATCTTCTACCTTTTTCACTTCTAATGTCCATCTAGACATAATCTACCTTCTTAATATGAACTTGGCATTTATGCAAGAAATCTAAACCTACCTCACTTTTATAATTGTGTCGATAATAAACATGACTTATTCCTGCTTGATAAATTTGTTTTGCACAATCAAGACAAGGTGCATGTGTCACAAACAGATGAGCACCTTCACTAGAATTGGTAGACTTAGTAACTTTTGCCAAAGCATTTGCTTCAGCATGAATTACTTCTGGTTTGGTAACCATCTCAATGTGGAAATCATCGATGTAAGTTTCAGTCTCACAGTTATTATCCCAACCAGATGGCATACCATTATAACCAATTCCAATGATCGTGTCATTCTTTACTATAACACAACCGACATGCAAACGTCTAGCGCTTGAGAGTTCGGCATACACTTCTGCCGTTCTCATGTGTGCTTTTTGGAACTTATCCTTCAGAAACATCTTCGCCACCTTTTTTCTTCTTCTCTCTAAATTGGAAGTCGAGTCGAGGAGTTATGTCGGCTGAAATATTCTCTTGTCTAAAAAGAGTTTTGCGTTCACCAGTCATACTCGTCAACAGGCGCTTAGTCTGTTTATCCATTCTGTAATGTGAGGTAGGTTTTTTCATAATATAACTTTCAAAAAATTAAGCAGCTTTCTTTTCTTCCTGTAATAGTGTAGGAGTAAAGAAATTCAATTCATTACCAATTTCGATTTTGCGTGGTTTTTTATGCTCTGGAATGATGTTCTCAAGTCCAATGCGTAGTATACCATCTTTGAATTCTGCACCTTTTACTTCAATGGTGTCAGCAATTGTGATTGTTTTAGTGAAAGAACGTGTGCCAATACCACGATGTAGATATACCAAATCAGCAGTACCTTCTTGTTTCTCACCCTTGATAACCAATGTATTATCTTGTACTTGGATATCAATTTCATCTTTACTAAAACCAGCAACAGCAAGTTCTACAACATACTTATTATCATTTGCTTTGATAATATTATGTGGTGGGAAGTTTGTAACAGGTTTAGTGTCGTTTAAGATTTCTTCTACATCACGAAAGAATTTTTCAAAACCCAATGTCTGATTTAGAATCATTGGACCAAAGCGACCAGTAACAGTCATAGTTTTCTCCTTATTAAGCAAGTTAAAATTGCGTGATCCCGAAGGCATCACGACTTACTTGGCAATCGAAAACGCTGTCCGATTGACAAGATAAGTTCTTTGGGGATTACTTTCATTAAAGACCCGTATAAATTCATTGGCGCCTTCTTTTACTATGTCATTGTAATCCCTAGTAAACACCACTTCTTGTGTATACTTATTAATCAGTTTTACCGGATTGTTTTTCACTTTGTTCATAATAAATCACCATCTTAAAAATCCGTTTTCTTTTTTCCAATATTATATTTAGTCACAAGTTCCCAATCATCTTTCTCTTTGAAAGAGATAATCTTAATCTGATGAATTGGTGCCATGTTATCTCTAACAATTTGAGGATTCATAATCTTTACCAATCCCCATTGTTCTAACAAATTGGCAATCGTATTTCTACGTTGAACATCGTTATCTGAAATATTAGAGGGTTTACCATCTAACGCAAATAATTCTTTAAAGTGTACAATATAATACTTGCCTTGTTTATGCAAAATGTGGCAAGATTGATAAAGTATTCTTTCTTTACGTGACGAAACACCAATTCTAGTTAATGTTTCTCTTACCTTCAAAAAATCATCTTCTTCCTTCAATTGCACTTCGACAAATTTAGAAATATCAGTCATCTCATTTCCTTAATCCACCCTTGTGGGTTTTTTCTTTTAATTTTTGGATTTGTTCATCACTAAGGAGGCGGAGAGATTCAAGTGCCTTTTGGTCGGAATATCCATATAGGATTTTGAGACATTCTATATCGTCACTTGATTCAGGCTTTAACCACTTAGAGAACGGACGTTTCTTTGCCCGCACGGTATTTAGTAAAAAGTCAAATTGCATCTTTTTATCTAGATGATGACGGGTATTCATCTCATTTGCAAACATCACACAGTCATACTGGTAAGAAAGACTCTTGTTGGTCAGAAACGGAACATATTCTTTCTCCGTTGCTTCATCAACAATGAGATTCTTCTTACCTTGCATAATCTCATTTACATAATCAAACGGTTTACTCATAATACAAACTTCTCCAAAGAATTGACTTCAAAATTATGCATTCTTTTTTGAGATACAGAATTCTCTATTCTCATGCATTCATCTTGTTCATCTAGATTCATCAAAGGCATTCTGTCAAATCTTTGACCATAAGAATAGATGTACTCTGATTCTGCCAAACTTAACAAGGCTCTTCGTTGTGTATTCTTAATATAATCTTGTGGAACTGCAACATATACAAATATTTTTCTATCTCTATTGAATTGTGGTTCATATAGACTGTGAAATAATTCATACTTATCTTCATCATAACGATCAAGTCTCTTTTCAAGATTTCTAAAATGAGTTTTCATTCTACTTTTAAACAGAGTTTTAAACTCACCTCTATTGGTCGTTTTGTCTTTTCTGTCAAAAAAGACACTATCATGGCTATATCTTCCACCAGTCACACCAATATAAAAAGTATCTTGAAATTCGTTTGGATGTTGATATTTTTCAGGAACTTTGTCCAGAAAAGCAAACGCATAAACTGCTCCATGTATACCATTTGCCATGGCATATATCTGTTCTTTAGTGAACCATCCTAATACTTTTAGACTTGTAGTGACGTTCATACAAATTCACACTCCACCATCAATTCAGTGAGACACGCAACCAGATTGATTTCTGGATCTGCAACAAATGCATTCTTGTATTGATAGTCAGCAAGAATGATAACTGCCTTCGGAATTGACGAAGGTTTCAATACATCGTACATGTTGTCATAGATTGAACGAAAGATCGTATTAGGATCTGCATCGTTCGTTGCTGCCCACTTACGAATAGAACCAAAGTCTTTGTTCGCAACGTGTTTCACAATCTCAGCCAGTTTTACATTACTGACTTGTGCTAGAATACCTTCATTGATTTCACCATACTTTGAATAACGTTGTAGTTCGTTAATCACACGACGAAAATCTGGAAAGTGTTTCTTAACAACTTCCGCAACAATCTTTTGTTCGTATGGTACTTCTTCTTCAGTCAGAATCGATTTGATACGACCAAAGAACTTAGATGCCATCTCTGCCTTTTCAGACGGAGATAGATTGAAGTCAACTACAGAACAACGTGAATGCAGTGGATCGATGATACGTTGTTTGTAATTACAAGTGAAGATGAAAGAACAATTCTTTGCAAATTCTTCAATTGCATTACGCAACGCAGGTTGTGTCGAATTAGGATTCAGGTAGTCTGCTTCATCGATGATGATAACTTTACGGCGACCCGTAAAACTCATCGCAGAAGCAAACCCCTTAATCTTTACACGAAAGGTGTCGATACCAGATTCATCAGAACCATTGATTACAATGTAATCGCAACCGATCTCGTTGCACATTGCTTTCGCTACGGTTGTCTTGCCTACTCCCGGACCACCAGCTAGAATTAGATTTGGTATCTCTTTCTGGCTGACGTATTCCTGAAACGGTTTCTTCAGACGATCTGGTAGAATGCAGTCCTCGATTGTTTGAGGACGATACTTCTCTGTCCATAATATATGTTCCATTAGAACCTTTCACAAATATCATAATATTAAGCAGCTTCGAACTTGCTGCCAGTCTCAGTAGTAATCCAGTATTGAATCTTGCGATCATTATTCTGGAAGTGTGCAATACCCTTTGCAGAGATTGTCACAGTATAGTTTCCAGTCATAAGTTTTTCAATAAACTCAGAACGGAAAATCATATTGTATTTGGTTCCATTACCATCACCAACTTTCAGTTTATTGGTGTTGGCAGTATTGTTCATCTGCAAATCTGTGGTTGAAAGATTAACTTCTGTACCATCAGATTCTACAACAATGTGTGTGGATGACAATAGGCGACCAACCTGAAGAACCCACTGTAGATCATCTTTCGATAGATCAAACTTGATATCTTCACTTGGCATTACGATATCTTTCTCTGGTGCCACGACGATAACATCTGCATCACAGAAACCGTAACGGATAGTAGAACGACCACCCTTGCATTTGATCTTAACCTCTTTGTCAGAGAACTCAAATTCTGGCGATTCGTCTGCGGAAATGACGCCCAAAAAGTTATTTATGTCATATACACCGAAATTTGTGGGAAATTCTTCAGAAATTTCTGCGCTGGTCAAAATATTTTTGTGAGAATTTACAGTTCGGAGTGTCTTTCCAGTGCGGAAGAACATTCCTTGGTTGATATTGCCGTAGTTCTTTAGAACTTCAATTGTTTCTTTGGATAGTTTCATTATTTACCTCATTATTAAAATTGTCATCAATCGAATAGATTATATCATGTTCATACAAGAACATCAAGCAGCACATGGCATGAGCTAGGTGATGTATACCAGATTCTGGATCATCTCGCTCACCGTTCTTCCATGCCCATACGTGCCGTTGCATTGCATCAAAGTATCTACGTTTGGACTCAGGTACGAACTTCCAGTTGCCTCGTTCATACTTCTGAGCACCAAACGTCAATACAGCTACGGTCGCTTCGAGTGCTTTGGGTGGAAGCAACCCATATTCTAGTTTGCCTCCATCAAATTTACGACCTTGTTGTGTCATAGTTTACCTGTGAACTGTGCTACTGCTGGCATGTTACCAGTAAACGCATATGTACCAATGTGTTGTGTTTTCATCCATGGGCACAAATACACTTGTCCACCAATTGCTCGCCACCACTGGCAGAACATGTAATCTTCTGACAGATAACGATGTGATGCTTCATTTTCCAACTCAAGCATCTTTTTCGCTTCTTCGCTTACATCTTCACCCTTAGACGCACGTTCCATCAAACGATGGATATCTTCAAAGTTATATCCTTTGTCGATAACAGTATCAAAGTAAGCATGAATGTAACGTGA